TGGGTGCGGCAACAGAACAGCGACTTTCAAACATTGAGTCGAGACTTACAGCACTGGAGGCTGAATAATGGCACTATATAAACTCAAATTAGAAGCGCGGATTACAGCGGGTAAAGGCTACACAGCAAGCTAATGGCAAAGGCAACAGTCATATCAGTAAAAGCACAAATTGACACGCACGAAGCTGTTTGTACAGAGCGTTGGAAGGAGACGATCCTTAGAATAAAAAGGATTGAACACATTATGATAGGGACAGCAGGAACCACGATTGTCCTGTTGTTGGCAATGCTTACGCGAGGATAAATATGGATCCAATTACCGCAATGGCTACCGCGTCTGCAGCATTCGGTACAATTAAAAAAGGTTTTCAAGTCGGACGTGACGTAGAGTCAATGATGTCTGACATTGGACGCTGGATGGGCGCGCTATCTGACCTAGATCAAGCAGCTAAAGAAGCTAAAAACCCCCCTATATTTAAGAAACTTTTTAATGGCACTAGTGTTGAAGAAGAAGCTATGACAGCTTTTGCTAACGCCCGAAAAGCAAGGGGGCAGCGTGATGAACTTAAAACATGGATTGAGTTTACTTTGGGTCGTCAGGCTTGGCAGGATTTAATCCAAACAGAAGCAAACATTCGCAAACAAAGACAAGAGACTCTGTACAAACAGAGAGAACGCCGACAAAAGTTTGTAGAGATTATTGCGTGGATCGTAATGGTCGGTTTATCTGCCGCACTTCTTTACGGTTTTGTTGCGTTTCTTATGTCTAAACAAGCTAAGGCATCAAACGTAAAAATGACAACTTGTCGTTTAGCTGCACAAGAAGTTGTCGGTAAATCAGATCTTTTGTGTTTTTACATTGGGGCTGGTAACACACAAGAGCAATATACATCTGAAATCTATTTAGGCTGTCAGCGTCAATATCAGTGTGTTTATAATCCGAGGCCAAAGGGTGCAAACCTTAAAGATACAATGAAAAGCATTAAGGAAGCACTGCAATGACGCAGAAAAAGTTTCAAGATGACACTGAATATGCTCAGTATGACCTAGACGGGGATGGAGAGATTACTGATGAGGAGTTGGAACACGCCAAAGAAATACGCGAGACAGAGCGCGACTTGCGTAAAAGCTTGGCTCAGTTGCGAATGGCAAGGTTTACTCTTATATCAATGGGTGTCTTTACACTAGCTATGTTTTTTATAGAAGTAGAAAGAGTAAAAGCCCTATCTGATATATCCAACATATTTTACATTTCTGGAGCGGGTATAGTTGGCGCTTACATGGGTACAACAGCGTGGATGAACAGAAAATGAGTAATTATGGTACATGCTTTTTTGTTAGTTGTTTTAATAGGTGGTGACGTACAAAGTAATGATATGTACTTTCGTTCTGTAACAGAATGTAATTTCTTTGCGGCGCAAGTAACAAAAAGATATGGAAACTACACATATTATAGTTCTGTACCTAAAGAACATAAAGTAACAGCTTACTGTAAACCTGTTAAAGTTAACAAAGATTTGAGGTTATATTAGTCATGTGGAGTATGCACAACAGAACAACTGCCTTACAGGCAGCAGAAAATAGGAGAAGATACAATGTTACAGGCACTGATAGGACCAGTGACGGGGCTTCTGGACAAGTTCGTAGAGGACAAGGATCAAAAGAACAAACTGGCACACGAAATAGCGACCATGGCCGAAAGGCAGATGCACGAAGCCAACATGGGCCAGATAGAGATCAACAAGGCGGAAGCTCAACATAGATCTATATTTGTGGCAGGTTGGCGTCCATTTCTTGGTTGGGGGTTAGCAACGGCTATGATATGGCACTTTGTTCTTGCGCCAGTAACTATGTTTGGCTTTGCGTATGCTGGCATGGAAGTGCCAGACTTACCCACGTTTGATATGGATAGTCTCATGACTGTTCTTCTTGGGATGCTCGGTCTTGGCGGTCTCAGGACAGTAGAAAAGGTCAAAGGACTTACAAAATGAACAAAGATAGGTTACGCGAAGAAATAGCCGAAGACGAGGGTTGTAAGTACGAAATATATTTAGATCATCTCGGTCTACCTACAACCGGAATTGGACACTTAATTCTTGAGGGTGAGCCAGAGCATAGCAAACCTGTTGGCACAGTGGTTGAGCAAGAGCGAGTAAAACAGCTATTTAACCTTGATATGGCTGTTACGATGGATGAGTGCCGCGTTCTATACGAGAACTTTGACGATTTACCCGAGGAGTGTCAGCACATAATATGCAACATGATGTTTAATATGGGCCGACCTAGACTCTCAAAATTTGTTGGTATGAAGCGAGAAATAGACAATCGCCGTTTTGATGCCGCAGCAGACGAGATGGTTGATTCCAGATGGTATACTCAGGTGCCAAATCGTGCTAGAAGGTTAGTAGAAAGAATGAGGGCTTTAGCCGTTTCGGAGGAGTAACTATGCCGCTACAAAAAATGGATTTAAAGCCCGGAATCAACCGCGAAAGCACTCGGTACAACAAAGAAGGTGGTTGGTACGACGGTGATAAGATACGGTTTAGACAAGGTAGCCCCGAAAAAATTGGTGGATGGACTAGGATATCCACGTCTACCTTTTTAGGGGTATGTCGCGCCCTACATAACTGGGTTACTTTAGGCGGACAAAACCTTATAGGTGTAGGCACACACCTTAAATATTATATAAACAATGTGGGTAATTATAACGATATTACACCAATACGTGCTACTGTATCTTTGACTAACCCGTTTACCACAACATCTGGTTCTTCTACTGTAATTGTAACAGATGCCAACCAAGGTTATTCTGATGGGGACTTTGTTACATTTAGTAATGCTAGTGCAGCGGGTGGACTTACCATAGATGGTGAGTTTCAAATAAGTATCGGTGTCCTGTCTGGGGCAAATCAATACTCTATTACTGCTTCTTCTAATGCTACCTCTACCGCAACAGGTGGGGGTTCTGTATCTGCTGCATATCAAATAAATTCTGGTAATGCTTTTGCTACACTTCTTACTGGTTGGGGCGCAGGTTCTTGGGGGTCTGGTCCATGGAATGTAGGAGTGTCCTCTACGGCTCCAGTTCGTTTTTGGACTCATTCTAACTTTGGCGAGGATCTTATTTTTGGTCCTGATGGAGGAAGTATTTACTATTGGGATGCCACCAACGGTGTAGGTACTAGAGGTGTAGAACTGTCCAGTCTTAGTGGAGCTTCTGACGTTCCACTATTACAAAACCTTATTCTAGTGTCTGATATTAGTAGATTTGTGTTTTGTTTTGGTACAAATGAGATAGGCAGCAGCACCATTGATCCTACTCTTCTTAGATGGTCTGACCAAGAAAATGCCGTTAATTGGACACCATCAGCTACAAATCAAGCAGGTAGTTTAAGACTGTCCCGCGGAACTAAAATTGTTGCTGCTTCTCAGGCACGACAAGAAATATTGGTGTGGACAGACTCTTCTTTATACTCGCTACAGTATGTAGGCGCTCCCGCTATATGGGCTGCAACACTTGTGGGCGAAAACATATCTATTGCTTCACAAAATGCTGTAGCTTACTCAGGTGGTATAGCCTACTGGATGGGTAAAGATAAATTCTACGTTTACGATGGACGCACTCAAACGTTGAGTTGTGATGTACGTAGGTATGTATTTAATGATTTTGATACAGACCAATATGCACAAGTATTAGCAGGTACAAACGAAGCATTTCATGAAATATGGTGGTTCTACTGCTCTTCTGGCTCTAGTACAATAGATAGCTATGTAATATATAATTACCTCGACAAGATATGGTATTACGGCACTTTGGCGCGTACTGCGTGGCTCGACTCTGGATTACGTGATAAACCATTAGCAGCTACATACAGTAATAATTTGGTCGATCATGAAGAAGGTATTGATGATAATATTGCTGGAGCCTCTGCTGCAATCACTGCCTTTATAGTATCTGCAGACTTTGATCTTGATGATGGACATAAGTTTGCGTTGGTAAACCGCGTGATACCTGACATATCATTTGATGGATCTACAGCAGATAGTCCCGTGGTTACAATGACGTTAAATCCTTTAGCAAATTCTGGAGCTGGAATTACTTCTCCTACCTCTACTGGAGGTGTTAATAATGCTACTATAACGCGCAGCGCATCTTCTCCTGTTGAAGTATATACAGATCAAATAGATATTCGAGTGCGTGGTAGGCAAATGTCTATGCGTGTAGAATCTAGTGCTGCTGGAACAACATGGCAGTTAGGTTCTCCAAGACTTGATATGCGTCCAGATGGGAGACGATAATGGCTATTGATACTACAAATTATGGGGTGGCTTTCCGCGCCCCTGCCTTACCATACGCCCCTGTAGAATACGACCAACAGCAGTTTGAACAACTTAATAATATTCTTCGTCTATACTTTTCACAGTTAGATACAGCAATACGTAACGCCACTGTATCTGACAGAGCAGAAGCTGTTGGGTGGTTTATAAGCTAATGCCAAACGTATATACAAATGCAAAAAAAGACTTAACAAGCACTGACGTAACAACGTTGTACACTGCCCCTGCGTTAACTACGGCTATAGTAAAGTCTGTTCTTGTATCCGAAGACTCTGGCAATGCTGATACCATAACTCTTACGATTACAGATACAGAATCGTCTCCTGCTACGTTTAGCGTATTTAAAACTAAAGCTGTTAGTGCAAACGCTACAATAGAATTGTTGACAGGTCCGCTTGTAGTACAAACAGGGGAGATACTAAAAGTCACCGCTGCAACGGCAAATAGATTGCATGTCGTAGCTAGTATTTTAGAGGTTAGCTAATGCAAACCGTAAACAGTAATAAAGAAGAGTTAGACATACCTACCATATTAATTATGGCGTTGGATAATATGGAAAAAGGTGATGTAGGTTTAGATGTACCTATTAAAACTGCAATGCTTACTTTAAGTAAAGAAGGATCTTTACCAAACGCAGATACAATTCAGTTTGGAAATACTGTATTTATTGGGCATAGAGGCACGGGGCAAGCCTCTCACAAAATGCTTGGACGCCCGTTAAATGTAGATACAGCTAAAAATTATATAAAAAATATAATAGCTTATGGAGCTTATCTGCAAGAAAAGGGCATAACGCATTATGTAGCTTCTTTTTCTGACAAAAATTTACTGTCTGCAATAAAAATATTACAGAAAAAATTAGCTAAGACTGACACTGAGCTTTATGCAAAAAATACAAAAGATGGTAATTACGTACTGCTTATTAGAATAGGCGAAGATCCATTGGAAGGTATAACTTAATGGGCGGTCTACCAAACCCTATTGATGTTATTGAAGACATTGTTGATGACGTTGGCGATGTCATTGGCGATATAGCTGATTTTATCGTAGATGATATTGTAGATCCTGTAGTAGATGCCGTTGATGATGTTGTAGAAGCTGTTAAAGACGACCCCATAAAGGCTATTGCTACGGCTGTAGCATATTATTATGCACCGTGGGCTATACCGTTAATTGAAGGCGCAGACGTAGCGCAAAACGGTGGGGATATAGGTGATATACTTGAAGCGTCAGCAAAAGCCTATGTAGCGGGGCAAGTAGGCGCTGCCGCAGGATCTTATGCTGGCACAGCAACAGCAACAGCAACAGGTTCTGCTGTAGCAGGGCAGGTAGTTGGACAGGCAACAGGAGCCGCAGCGGGTGCAGTAGTCACTGGGGAGGATCCTGTACAAGCGTTTATAAGAGGCGGCGTACAGGCAGGAATTGCTGCAGGTTTAGATCAAGTTGATAGGGCAGTTAGTGGAGATACTACTGGTGGCACGGGTGCAGGCACTGGTGATATGCGCTACACAGACACTGGAGAGTTGGTGCCTTCAGGAGTTAAATCATTTTTTGAAGAATACCCCACAGTTAAAAATGTAGTGTCTGCAACGTTAAATGCGGCTCTTACAGGACAAGAAGTCACTGGTGGCACAATTATAAATGCTGTGGCGCAAGCTAAAATCACCACAGAGATGGTAAAGTCGTACGTAGACACTAATGACAACCTAACTCCTACACAACTATCAGCAATTACAGGTGCGGTACAAAGTGTAACCGCTGCTACATTTAGTGGTGCTGATGTATCTGACAGTCTTTATGCGTCTATAAACAAGTATGGAACAGAAGAACTTAATAAAGCCATAGATAAACAAGTACGTAACACTATTGATAAAGTTACTGGAGATTATGCTGCTGCTGAAGCAAAAACCGAAGAAATAAACACAGCTAGTGCAGAATATGAACGAAACTCTGCAGAGTATAATTCAACTGTAGCTGAAATGTCTCCACGATTTGATGAACAAGACAGACTACAAGCAGAGGCAGAACGTCTTACAGCTATATTTGAAGCTACTCCTACACAGGCAAAAGCTGACGCTGCCAACGCCGCTGTTACAGCATTTAATGATTACGCTGCACAACTAAATGACGAATACAACAATATATTTAAACCAAAACTAGACGGTCTAAAACCTT